CTTTCCCAATTGGCGCATAATATCCAACAGGAGAAAATCTTTTATAGATATCGGGATCATTAATTAGACCTTTAATAAATCCAATGCAATCAGCACTTAATACGCCACCGCTATGAATCTGCATACTATTTGCAGGGAAACGCCCATCATAATAACTTCTTCTGTTTAATGCGCAATAAATTGCATGAGCGCAAAAATCATCTACTTTTTGTTTTGCCATTATTTCATTTCCTCCATTTCTTTCTCGATTTCTTTTAAATCATTGCTCACATTATGCACTTCAATCGTGTTATCTTCTTTCCATTTTGATGTCATAATCTCAAGGAATACGGCAAGTAAAGTTGCAAGGGCAACGACTGTTTTATTAATCTCATTACCAAATGGCAATCCCCATACTTCTACAAGTACAAGATAAAACGCACCAAGTGCAGGTAAAAATCGTTGAATCTTATTGATAATGTCATATGCTTTATTACTCATTCTCCACATCCTCCATTGTATCATCAGAAATTTCTTCTTGCAATTCATCTTCAACAGTTGGTTCAATATATTGAGCGTCAATCGCTTCTTGAATTTCTGCAAGGTCAGATTCTGTCAAAACGCCTTTTTCAAAATACCCTGCTGAATTCAAAATAATTTGATAATCAGCCATTTTACCAATTGCATTTAAAAATCCTCTTTTAATGAATTCTCGTAAACTAAACATTATACGTTACCTCCTAAACTAATGATTGCGTTAGTAAGTTCTGTAAATTTATTATCAATATATGTTTTGGTATCTGCTCTATAAATCACATCAACGCTACCAGAATCAGCCCACACGTTATTCTGACCGCCGAGCAGAGTGTTTACTTGTGTAGGTGTCAGTTGATAGATTTGAGGGTTCAGCAGAGAATAGACGCACTGTGCTCCGCTCATTGCCGTTTTGAACGAGGTCGCATCCGTATAGCTATCATCTCTGATGGTCATCCTTGTAGAAGTTGCGGAATAGTAAGCTATGCTCTTATCCGTGGTAAGGCTGGCTTTACCACCATAAACAAATGGGTAGTGTGAGCAGACCAAAGGAATTTGTGAATACCGCAAGAGTCCGTTGCTGTAGAAATAAGCATAGCTATAATCACTTGTGTTCCGTGTCCATGTCAACGTGCCGAGGTCTACCATCGCCCTGTCCACCGTCAGCACCCCAGTGGTCACGTTCAGCGAACCACCGTAGACAGTCTGACCTAAATCTACTGTGGTGGTGTTGCCGTTGTAGGGTTCAAATGTAGCATCTGTGTCTGATGCAAGACGAATCATAGGACGGAATACAAGGTTATTAACCGTTGCACCTGTCGCTACCGATGCGAAAACACCAATCACAGTATCTTCTGTGACATTAATTGTATATCCACTTCCAACATCGGCACCTGGATAGTTGACACCAACACCATCCACTAAACGATTCGAAGTAATTCTATATGTTGAAGAACTACCTCCGCTTGGACAGCCAGATATGATATACTCGCCTTGCTTGAGCAAGAGGTCGCCCGTTCCCCTAAAATGAAAAATAAATAAAGAGGTCGCTGTAGCCGTTCCATTTGCGGTAACCGTTCCATCAGAGTTTACTGTCCATGTGATGCCATTAGCTGTTTTTGATGGTTCGTGGTAAGGAAATATATTTAGGTTCTTTCCACGCACATTCACATCCACGCTGTCCCATCCGCTGATTGGGCAGATGTTTTCGTAGGGTTCGTATGTTGCGTCGGCTTCGGTTGCGAGACGGAGCATTGGATAAAATGTCTGATTTGCAGTATATCCGTTCGCATAACGAATACGCATCGAATATGTATGCGTGGAATCTAATGTCCCTGTTTTACCACTTCCTGTGTCATCCATTCCAACCGATGTACTTGTGTTATTGTCATATATCCATAATTGATAAGATGATGCACCACCACCGCTTGGACAACCAGAAAGTGTATAAGAACCAGTTTCCGCAACCGTGAAGATAAAAGCATAGTTAACCGTGCTACTTGCCGTGCCACTTGCCTTGACGCTCCCATTACTTGCAACTGTAAATGTGACACCGTTTAATGAACCACTTGTGAAAAATGGCAGTTTATTCTTCCCACTGCCACCGCTCCACGGATGCGAGTAGCCGTTTAGGTTCTGCACTGGTTCAATTGCAACATTTAATTCTTTCATTGCCACGCCATCTGCTCCATCATTAAATGATGCAATCTCTCCACTTGCGGATTCCACAATTGCTAAACTTGCTACATCATCAGCAAGTTTCGGAAATGAAATCGCTCCATCCTCAACTGTTGTCGTTGCTTCGGGATGTGTATCTAACCATGAATTAACTGCATTTTTAACTTGTGCATCGGTCGGTCTTGGAATTTGAGAAATTCTGTTTTCCGCAATCGTTATTCTATTTGTATTAGAAGTTACACGACCGTCTATATTTGTTACAGTTGATTCAAGATTAGATTCTGCACTTTCTAAATCAAAAATCCTTGATGTATTGGAATCCGCTTGGCTATTTACATCTGATAAATCAGATGCACTTGCAATATTTAAATCGGATAATGTTTTATTACCGATTAATTGGATATTATTGATTCTTGGCTTATTTTCTAATTCATTATAGTTTCCCGAATATCCACGTTCACCTTTTACGGGAAATGAGATTTTAACATCACCAAGGCTATTTAATTCTTCCCACTTAATAGTTAATTTTTCAAAATCAATCGACATGTCGTGTTACCTCCCATCCCACAAACAGAATGCCTTTTATCGGTGTAAAAATATCTCCATTTACACCAATTTCTAAATCATACAGATATTCACCAAGCGCAACGTATTGTGTATCTTCGGGAGCAACTCTGATTGTATATTTTCCGTCATCTACTTTTGTAATTCCATCACCTAATGACTTTTGAATAATAACAATATCTTCATTAAACTTTTGCTTAATTGAAAAATAAGCGGTTTCAAGGTCTTGATTCAGTCCATCAATTTCTAAACCGAATGATAATGTATCACCTCTTGTCATATGAATATCTTTCTTTATTGTTGTCATAATCATGCTCCTTTATGATATGATATTTTGCTTTATATCTGTTGTTTTTGCAGAATGTTGCACGTTAATTGTTTCATCGTCAATCGTCACAACCTTGCTCTGAACGTACTGTATTGCCTCTATTCCAGTATTTTCTTCATAGGCGGTAAGTTTATCGCCTACATCCGCATCTATCTCATTTAACGTGATTTGGATGGTATCAGAGCCAATCATGTTTTGGAATTGTTCAAGCATCTGCTCTTCAAGTTCTTGTTGGCTCTCTGCATTACCATAATCGTAGATTGCCACAATTTCATCTTTGCCAAATAAAGTCTGTGTATCGCTAATCGTACCATTGGCGTCAGCGTACTTGTGAATCACTATTCTATCCTTTAACTCACCTGCGCCAAGACCGATTAAGTGATTCACAGTACCACCGACTTTTTTTATATCAAAATCATACAAATCACTTGTTACTTCTTGATTCTCACCATAGTCTATTACGGGAACAGCACCAATTTTGCATTTTAATTCAGAGGTATCAAACTCAATCACTAATTTATAATCAAGATTCGACAAGAGCCGTATGATTCCGCTATATACATCCGTATACCGATAAAATTGATAATCTCTAACTGTTACACCAGTCAACGTATCATTAGCATAAAATAAATCACCAAGAGCGCAATCATCTATTAATTGAATTAATACTTCATTTAAATCCCAATCGCCACGTAATACATAATAATCTTGCCCAGTTGGCGGTTGAATGATTTTGCTCTCAAGCATGCCACGCCATGTTCTACCGCTATAATACAAAGTCTTATCTTTTGTATTGATTCGTTTGCTATCAATTACACCGCCATATTCAGAACCTTCGGCATAAATATAATAGCCTTCATCCATCTCAATACCACCGATGGAAGTACGGACTTCAAAATCATTATTGCCTGTTTCCATACTAACAGACATATCGAGTTTGAATCCTTTAAGAACACCGATATCTTGCATATTCTGATTTGCATAAAAGACTGTTACTGCCATTTCGGTTCGCTCCGTTCTTCAAGGATTGTTAAATCAACATTGGTACTTGGTAAAACGCTTATTGTATGCTTGCCACTTGGAATTTTCTGAAAGATATAATAATCACGATTCCTTGCATTAAATACATTCTGCGTTGTACCATCTTGCTTTGTTAATACGATTGTTTTTTCCGCAGTATCAATCGTGACATACTCGTTTTCGTCAATCGTTGTATTGACTCCGTACACATGGTCATCAATCATAACAGCAGGATTTACACAATCCCCATAAATCGTAAGTCTTATATTCTGTTCTGCAAATGATGGATTGATGATATCTTGAGCAGAAACACTTGCAAGAAAATCATACGGATAATCATACGGATAAGATAACCCCTCTCGCTCGATTGCATCGGGGCGATATTGATAATTTGTTTCTCTGATCCAATACGGGCGATCTGTTACGAAAGTTAAAGATAAACTTAAAAATCCATCTGCCGTATAATTTGATTTTTTACTCGCCGTAAAATATCCACGCACATAATAATCACCGCTATATAATTTTCCGTATTTTTTCAGCAATAGATCATTTTCAATTACTTCATAAAGATTATCTGCAATCGATTTCACATTCTCGCCATAGATCAAAACAGGCAATGTTTTGGAAACTAAATCCTTACTGAAATCGGTAATACGTTTATATGTTTGCGAATATTTCCATGAGTAATCACGGAAATTATTCGTATCAATTAAAATATGACTTTCGGGATCACCAAACCTAATGACGTTACCCGTACTTGAAATATAAGTTAATCTATCAAGCATGATCTCTTATTAACCTCGTTAATTCTCTATCGTTCCAACGCAAATCTAATCCGTTCATCAATGCCCTGTTAATAGCATTATACATGGTATCTTCAATATTATCCAATCGATCATAAATATTATCCAAACTATATTGCAGATCATCACCCATTGATAATGAACTTTTTAACTCACCATTTTGAATACCGAAATCAATTGATGCATCGGGATTTAAAGCATCAGATATTTTATCGGATAATTCCGTTGCAGATTTGACTGCTTCATCACCGAATTGATCAAAGCCTTTTGCAAGACCTTTTACATCCATTTCAGCGATCCACGCAAACTTTTTAGATGGCGATGCAATACCAAAGAAATCTTTGATTCGTGTCCAAATAGTATCAAAGAATCCGCTAATTTTGCCCCACAGCCATTCAGCCCAATCGGATACACCTTGCCAAATACCTTTTACAAGATTAGCACCCCATTCTACGGCTTCGTCAATAAATCCTGTAATATTTTCCCAAGTGGTTTCAAACCATCCCGATATATTAGTCCAAAGCGTACTAAATGCGGTACTCATGTTAGTCCAAATAGTGCTGAACCATCCCGATATATTAGTCCATATATCAGTAAAAAATCCAACAATTGATTCCCAAATACCTGCAAACCATTCGCCCACAGATGAAATCAAATTATTAAACCATTCGCCAACATCATCCCAAATTCCATCGCCTTCCTTGTCAACGAATCCGATTAATTCCAAGAACCATTCGCCAATCTTTAAGAGTAACTGTCCAAGACATTCAAGAACCGCAAGAATAATCTGTGGGAAATTCTCAAATAGAGCAGTAATCAGCATTTCAATAATCTGCGGAATCGCTTCAATCAATGCCTCTATAATCTGCGGAATCGCCTCTACAATACCAAAGACCAACATAATTAAGCCCTCGATAATCTGTGGCAGGTTCTCCAATAGTGCCTCAATAATAAGGCTGATTATTTCGGGCAACGCTTCAACAAGTGCAGTTATAATTTCGGGAAGTGCTTCAACCACACCCATCGTAATTTGTAAAGTTGCATCGATCAATTCGGGAATCGCCTGTAATAATCCATCGACAATGCCATGAATTAATTCGGGCAATGCCTTCACGATCACAGGAATTGCCTTTGTGATACCTTCTGAAAAGCCCTTCATGAACTGTATAACGCCATCAATTAATAAATCAATATTATCAATGATCGTTTGTACAATTGTTAAAACTGCCTCAACAACGGCAGGGATCAATGTCGGCAATGATTCGCCAATGCCCTTAATCAAACTAACAATAATTTTGACACCGCCATCAATGATGGATGGTAACATTGAAACAAGACCTTGAATGAATGTCATGGCGGTAGAAACCGCACTATCCATCATCTTCGGCAGATTTGTTGAAATGGATTGAATCAATCCAAGCATGATCTGCGAACCGATATCCATTACCTTCGGAATCGTTTCGGCTAATTGTTCGGTAAATTCATCAACGCCTTTTGTGATCAACCCAACACCGCTTTCGGTATCGCCACTAAAGATCGCTGTCAAGCCATCCATTACATCCACAACGGCAGGAAGAAATTCAGCGAATGTACCATGCGATAACCCCTGTATCGCCCATTGCAAATTCTGCAAACTATCGGCATAATTGGCAGATGCCTTTACCGCCTCATCGCTCATAACTGCGCCAAGATCATGCACCTGTTGCCTCATTGCTTCGGTATCTTCTGCCGACATATTCAGCAATGCGCCAAGTTCCGTTGCACCACGACCTAATAACTGCCCTGCAAGATATGTTCGTTCTGTGGTATCTTCTACATTCTGCAATCCTTTGATTACTTCACCAAACAATTGCTCCTGCGTCATGCTTGCTATTTGTTCTTGTGTAATACCAAGACGGGCAAAAGCATCATTGTTACTATCCACAGCATTTGCAAGAGTTTTCATTGATGCTTTCATGCTCTCAATGTTTGTTCCTGCGTGTTGCATGATAAAATCCCACTCTTGATAAGCCTCTGCGGATAATCCCATTTTCTGCGACATTTTATCGATATTATCGCCATATTCTGCAGTTGCTTTAATGCCATCTGCAAATTCTTTGGACAGCGCAACAACAGCCGATGCTACTGTTGTCATAACACCGACTGCAACTTTTCCTGCCGTGCCTAATGCACTCGTAAGTTTAGAACCGAAAGATTTCGTTTCATCACTTGCAGAATTTAAACCTTTTGTATATTCATTTGAATCTAATAGAATTCTTGCGGATAAATCAAATACGTTCAATTGTCAAACCGCCTTTCGCCACTACATCTTTTATGATTTCATCAGCCTTCATAACTTTTATCGGCTTTAATATGTCAACATATCGCACGTTTAATTTATATGCAATCTGCATGGTATCCGTCATGTACTGCCGAAAGACTTCTTCCCTTTGATACATTTGATATTTCGCATCTACATATCGGTAGAATCCGTGAAGTGTTCGCCCTCGATATTCGCCATAGCAGAGCCAAAAGATTCTTCGTTTATCTTCAAGCCCTGCGATTTGAAAAAATCTAATAAATCGGGATCATTCATCATTTCGAGCAATGCCATCGGTAACGTGAAAATCGTGCATTGATATTCATCTACCGATACACCCTCAAGCCGTGCCATGATTGTAAGCACATCACGTTTATGATTTCGGATAACGTGCTGAATGGCTGACATTTTATTTACCTGCATTTTATTCACAAAATCTTTATCGGCAAAGATATGTGCCACAGGCTCAAGAATATCAGCCAATAAATCTAACGCATCTTCGTTTTTGTAATCAGATAATTTTCGCATAGAACTACTTCCCCTTTCAATTAATTACGCACCTGCTGTTCCTTGTTTAACATAAAGTTCATACGGAACAGTATCTTGTGCAGAAATGCTGTAATGTCCTGTAAATGTAAAAGCAAACGTGCCTTTTGCCCTGTCGGATGTCTGTAATGCAAAACCGCCTGTGGATAAAGAATTCATCATATGAATTGCAATGAATCCTGCGGTAACATTTTGACCACCATCAGTGTTTTGGTCGGAGTAATCGCCTACCCACCAAATATCTGTGAAATCAGCATCCGCAACATCATTTCTCGGAGTAATTTTTGTAACATTAGTAGACGCAACAGTAGATGTATCTCCTGCACCAACAAGCATTTTAGCAGATGCGGAATCAACAGTTACAAAACTACCCGTCATGGATACTTCCCAACTATCGAGTTTCTTTAACTCTTTCGTATTCTTCGGAGCATTGTCAATATCCTCTCCAAAGTCGGAGAATGATGGTGTTGCTGTAAAGGAAACGCCACCGCTTGTTGCTCCAATGATATCCGTAATTGTGCCTGTTTCGGGCGCAAATGATTTAACAAGAATACCTGCATTTAATTGCAGTTTCTGAAATGTATCATTAGGAATTTGTGTAAATTTCATTTTACGTTTCTCCTTTAATCAATAAATTCAACTTCAACATTTAAAGCAATCCGTCTGACATATTCATCGCCCTCACCAACAATGCGCATCGCCCACGGAGTGCCTTTTCGCAACCACACAGCACCATCATCGTATGTAATCATCAGACCGCCTCTACCGATATAATCAGCAATTTCCATTTCCTTTTGCTGTACATCTTTCCAACTGCCTGTTCGATACCATATTGATGCAGTTTGTGATAATTGCTGTCCGAAACTATCTGTCGATATTTCGTATGTAATATATGGCATTTCTGCCTCATCGGGAACAGAAATAGCATCATATGCTTTTAAATTAAATCCGTTCCAAAAATCATTAAGTGCCTGTACTTTATCCATTCGGTAACGACCATTCCTCTGCTGAATATTGACGCATATCAAGACCTGCCGTTTTCGGTGTTTTCTTATCATCGCTATCAGATGTTAATCGAAAGATTTTATTATCCTCCACACGCTTGATAACAGTATGAAAATCCAATTCAACCGATCTGCGAACAGTCAAGGTATATAAATCCTTTACGCCTTGCACCTCTGCCATCCGTGCTTGTGTTGATGTGTCAAGAACCATTGCGCCTTGAATCGTTGCGCCTTCTGTCCAAGTGGTTTCATAACCGCCATAGCCATCATCGACAATCGACTTATTAATAATTTTAAAATCAACAAAATTGTCTGATAATAAACTCATACCGACCTAATCTTTCTGTAACGATTCAGCCTTGATGCAAACGCATCTTTCCATCCGTACGCACCGCCTTGTGATCCTGTGCCTGTTGCTTTGGTGTAGGAATAACCGCCAAAACTTTCCGATTGATACGGGCTTGCAAGTGCATCACCATTTTTATTTTGCCACGTTTCAATTTCACTTGCAAGATCAATCAAATCTTTCGGTACACGCATCAGCCATACTGCGCCATGAAAACTCGGCTCATCCTGTAAAATATCACTTGCATCCCCGAATTTATGAACGCCATCGTTAAACACAGAACCGACTATGCGGTAATATTGCCCGTCTTGTATAGAAACAGGCGGTACAATATCACCACTAATGATTTCAAAGTCGCCAATAATTCTGTCGCCATTCGAGGAGAAGTAGTTCTTAATTTCTGCGCAAATCTGTGTTAGCATATCGCACCGCCTATTTTCTAACTATTCAGCATCAGCCTTTTTCCGTTTTTTCGGTTTCGGCTTTTCTTCAATCGGTTCTTCCTTAATTTCTTCGATTAATGGTTTACCGATTTTATTACTATCGCTTGCAAGTTCACGGATACGATCAAAAGATGGATCACTTCCCTTGCGAGGGTAAATGTCGCCTACTTCGTATACATGACTATCATCTTGCAAATCAGCAAATCTTAAAATTACTTTGTACATACCAAAACTCCTTAATCTGCGAACTGTATGCGCCTCATCATATGACCGCAATTTACTCTTGTATCTGTATAAATTGGAATACAAGCCTTTTTTAATTGTTCGCAAAAATATAAATCTTCTGACAACATTCCTCTGTGTTCATTTGCATAATTAACCCAATCATACCAAGGATAGTTAATGCGATTGAAAATATCTGACTTAATAAATGCACATCCCATACCACCGCCATGAATTTGAATTTTATATTGCTCTGAATCTCTTAACTTCTTCAATTCATCTGCCGTATATTCTGATTCGAGCGGATAGTTGAAATGCTTTTTACCATTTTCATCAAATAACTTGCATACACACGTTCTACCACGATAAATGTTATCAGCATCACGATGCGCATAAAATCCAAGACATACATCTTTCGGATCATCAAGCAAATTGATCAATGCGTCTTTCGGTAATACAACATCATTATCAACCATCAGAACATAGTCTACATTTTTATCCAATGATATCTGTGCAATTCTGTTTCTTGCTGTTGCGCAATCATAACCACGAATAAAATCAAATTCGACATCATGCCCCGACACATCCAAGTCATAAATAGATTTGAATGTATCGGGATAAATGTTCTCATAAGTTGGTACTGCGATTAAGATTTTCATTTAATTAAGCACCTGTTGCTCCCGTTGCTCCTTCAGCACTAATAGTAATCTTTGCAATTCCATCAAGATATTCAGCCCACAGAGCCATACCCATAAGAGCGAAAGATTCACCAACTGCCGTACCATAATTTCCTTGTGCATGGAATCCGATCAGATTGGTTTCGCCCTGTGTGGTATACTGTAAACCTAATTTAGCAAATTCGCTATCAGACGGATCAATGTAATACAGATCAATGTTCTCCACAGGAGTAGCAATAACAGTATTTCTTGCAATCTGTGTTGCAGGAAGAAGAATTAAAGTATTATATCCAAGGAAATCCTTAATATATGTAAGACCAAACTGTGTCTGAACGGAAATATCTGCTGATCCAAGATAATCGTATGCATCAAGGATATTTGCGAATCCAACGATTGCAGTAACATCTTTCTGCATTGTTGCAAATTTATTCAGAACTTCGCCCTGTGCCTTTGCAAGAGCCTTCTGCCAAGAGTTTGCACTTCCTGTAAGTAATCCCGTATTAAGGAAAGTATAAAATTTGGATAAAACTTTATTTTGCAGTTTGGTAAGAAATGCATCATCGGATTTCTCTACTGCGATTTCTGCGCCATACTTATTGACATCCTCAATCGGGACAGCCTTTGCGTATTTCTCGATTGTTAAATCTGCTTTTGCTGACTGAACGATTGTAGCCTTGCTGTACGGGATAACCTCACCTGCATCAACTGATCCACTCTCAAGTGTAACATCAGCGGTATAGGATACTAAAGATGTACCTGCTTGTTTGCGGATCGGGCGCATGATTCCAAGAATATTTCTTAATGCATCCCAATTGTCACCGAAACGGGTAACAAAATCAACTTCTCTCGCCGTAACATTTGTATATACGTTAGGCAGGGAATCTCTTGGATTAGTGAATGATTCAACATTAGTAACTGCCATAGTTATTTTTTCCTTTCTAATCAAATAATGCCATTTTCCATTAATGCCTTTTGTCTTTCCGATGAGGAAAGAACATACCGACCATTTTCATCTTTTTTGTAGATGTCGGCACGAGTCATCTTGTTGCCACCATTATTCTGTGGCGGTTTCGATGTATTCGCACCCTGCTCGGACTGTGTAACAATAAAATCAGACCACTCACTTTTAATTGATTCGGTAAGTTTATCAGCGTCTTTGACTTTATCATCTTTATCGAATTCCACAACATCCACATCGGAAATCTTCATGATTGCATCAATTCGTTTTTCGCTGACACCTGCCTCTTTCAGCAACCGTCTGTAAGCATCCATCTTTTTAGCATGATCTTCTTTTTTCTTTGCATCAGCTTTGTAATCTTCAAACTCTTTTTTGAGTTCATCTAATTCCTCGACCTTTGCATCGTATTTCACTTTATATGGTGATTTATCACCATTCGCCATTGATTCTTTTGCCATGTCCAACTCCTTTTGGACAGAGGATAACTTTTGTGCGTCTGCCTTGTAGCTATCCCTTTCTTCTTTAAGGGCGTTTACTGTTTCTGTATGTGCGCTGATGATCTCATCGATCTTTGCATCATCAATTCCCATAGCAGATAAAAATTTTCTTGTAAGTGCGATAAGTCATTCCTCCTCTCAATCGGTATACTTCCAAGTATAACCGCCTGCTGTTTCCGACCAACCTGTTAAATTGTTATTGATTGCTGTTCGTTTTATTCCAGTCTGTCTTGATGCTTCAGCAATACTTTTATATTCAGCAATCTTTTCGCCATTCTCAAACTGTTCAACCCTTTTAGATTTACTGTAATCTATATTGTATTGCCTTGTACACCATTCAAGATTTTCAACACAATTATTTAGCGGATTTTCATCCTTGTGATTAATTTCTGGAAAATTATTTGGATTATCTAAAAATGCTTCTGCAACTAACCTGTGGACGGAAAAACATTTATTTTCTCCATTTTTGGCAAGTGAAACAAATTCATAAAATAATCCATCCCTGCCACGCAACCCCGTTTTTAATCTTTTTGGTTTGTCATGCTTTAAACTAATGACCTCGCCCTCATCGCTAATCAGATATAATCCTTCATATCCTTTCACATCCTTGTAAGTGGACATATCTCTGCTCCTTTTCTTCGGTGAAATTTCTTTATCATTCGCATCAAGAATTTTATAGCACAAATCCACATTGGTGTCAAACAATGTGTAGGATAAATGCAGACTGTGTACGATCTTCATGCACATACAACTTCTCTCTATATAATTTTATTTTTTCAATTTACTTTTTATTTTGTAGGAAAATGTAACATAAAAATATAAAAAAATAAATATAATATAATATATAAGAAAATATATGATAATCGCATCAGAACGCCCGTAAAAACGCCCGAATGATCCGCACGATAATTTTATCAAGACAAAAAGAAAAACGGCTGTATGAGCCGTTTTCCTTTGCACAATCAACCAACTACGCCATAGAATCCTGCAATCGGTACTCTGCCTTGATCATCTTCTGTCCATACATCCACATAGGGAGTGAACAGTCGGAATTGTTTTTTATTGTTAAGAATCTCATTTAACGATTCCTCCTTCCACCATCCTTCAAGCAAATGTTTTGCCTCATCCTGTGTGATTTCTTCGGAATGATCCGCATCCTTGTATTGTTTGAAATATCTCATTGCGACCACCTTTCATCCTTTACTAAAATAAAATTCAATTCCTAAAGCCTGTAATTCTCGGATTTTGGTTAATGCGGTATAATGAATCAACGCACCTTTTTCTGTTTCGGAATCTCGTAACTTAAATGCCGTATCCAAACCCCAATGATCCTCGTTTGTCCATTTGTTTTCAAAGATGAAATATTCGCCTTGACCATTCCAATCTTCCTCGTACCGAATTCTGCATTGTAATTTGTCTTTTGCCATTTTGTTCTCCTTTCGCTTTTCAATTGTCAATGTACTGTGGATCATCTCCACAACTGTATTATAACATAAATGTCAATAAATGTCAATTACAGTAAAAATGGGCAAAAAAATAAAAGGTGCTTTCCGCACCCTTTATCCCTTTAATATCGTTTCCGAAATCGTTTTGTATTCCTCCGCATGAGTAGCACACGCATCACGCAGGAAATGCGATTTACCTGTGGGATGGTTCTTTTTATCATCCATTTCTACATAGATCGCATACTCGACATTTGTGCCGATATACACCGCCTTTTCTGATTCTTCAACAGCATTAGATATGCTGTTTCGCAACCGACCTGTATCAACAGGGCAATCCTCTTTCGCATATCCTTCTGCCGTTTGCCCAATGGATGCTAATGCAAGTCTGATCTGATTCTCAAACGCACTTAATACTTCTTTTGAATTATCTGTTATCTTAATATCGCTCATGTTAAATAATTACATTCTCCGATGGATATAATTCTAATATACTCCAAAATCCATCAATATCTGAAAATTCTTTTCCGCTTTTTACTTCTTTTAACACCTTGATTTTTTTATCAAGGTTTTCATCACTTTCAATATCAAAATATTCTAATATCAATGGATTGTGAATTTCATCTATTAATTCCATGATTTCTGTTTTCTTGTTTATTAATTTCATTAATTTATCAAGATCATCCATTCTACTTCTCCTCTCCTAACATTCCTTTCACCATGTTTCTACACGCATTATAAATTTCGGGCTGTTCATCTTTTAATATCTGTAAAGCCTGTGGATTTGTTTGCGACATAGCACAATAATTGGCAAATGTTTCCGCAGATTTATTTTCTGATGATGCATAATATCGTGATCCATGTCCAAAATATCCATCACGTTGCAATGCACCGCCCGAAATAGCATCGTAAATATCTTCTAATCCTGTGTATCCTTCATGCGCTGTTCTCATAGCGGATAATGCATTATCAGTACCTTGTCTCCATGCCTTATCACGTTCTTTTTGTAATTCTTTGACAGTTGACCAATCGCTGTTTTTGAATGCATCTGATATTTTATCATTGTATTCAGAATTTGATTGTTTTACAGAATCCATTATTTCATTATATGCTTTTTCGCCATTTTCTTTTAATTGCGCAAATAATGATTTTACATTATCACTCATCGGATTTCCACCAATGATTGCGTTTTTAAGTTCATCATTTGTTGCAGAAACATAATTATCTCCACCATAAAGTATATCAAGAAAATGTCCTAATTCATGAATAGTTGTTGCTGATTGCGATAAAGGATCGCCATCCATTTTCGGTATTTTAACATCAAGCCTGCTTATTTGATGCGTAATCCTGTTAGAATAAGTAACAACTTCATGACCTTTAGCAGTATATGATATTTTCATTTGGCATGATTGTTGTTTCATCATATCGCCAAGAGTACCATAAAGTTTAGCGACATCCGCATCTTTGCCTTGTACGGTATCCAAGAAATCTTCTAATGCATTAGATTGTTTTTTCTTGAAGAAATCTTCTGATAATTTGATAGCATCGGGTTCTTCAACAACTTCCTGCGATTCTTGTATTTCTTGTGGTTCTTGTGGTCTTATTAATTCAAGCGGTTCTTCTGATTCGTCTTGATTTCTGCGTTCTATCTCTTCCTCAATCTGTTCTTGATGCAATACTTCCTCATGCTCATAATCGATATAATCAATTGTACCATCCTCATTTTGTACACCGACAATGTGTGTGCGCATACTGCATCGGCAATTGTAAACAGTCGCAGGTTCACCGCTCGGATCAGCAGGATAATCTAATGGATTGTTATCGCCATCCATAAATGGTTCATCAATGTCAACTTCCTGCCCATCCATTACCAAATGCGCATCACGGGTACGATCATCGCCCGTTGCAATCCATACTTTCTTGATGATGATACCTTGATCTGCAAGTTCATGGTAACTGTCAATGCGACCTCTGTTTTCCGCACCCGTTACAAGTGTTCTTGCATTACGGATTGCGGATGTTCTGTTATTGTCCATAATCGGCATTAATCGATCCGCAATCTTATTCAACGGCTCGCCTTGTAGAATACCTTGCAATACCGAACTATTAATTTTCTTTGTGTTCCACGCTACATCTTTCGGTACGGAAATCTTTTTCTTTGGCAATTTAATATCGCCATCTTTAATCATGCGTTTAACAGTTCCTTTATCGGCAAGTGTGTAATCAATCTTTACATTGTTTAAATCGACTTTTACTTGATCGTGATTTTCAGCATACACATTCGGCAGTTGCCCATTGATATATGACAACGCCTGTTGATTTACTTGCGCCATATCAAGAGTAACAGATTCTACCATTGCTTTATATTGATCATTTCGCAATGTAAAGTTCTGTAATGCGTCTGAAAGGCGATTTCGAGCATCAATGATACTTTCCTTATCTCCACTCTGTTTCGCCTCTGCATACGCACTACGAAGCGCAGAAATACGACTTTCTCCACGCTTCATGTATTCATCCCACTTTTTAGTTAATTCTTTACTTGCCTGCTTGTATGTTTTATCGATCTTTTTCTCCATACGGGCAAGTTCTTTATCTGTCCACTCTCGTGCCTTATCAGCCATTATTCAATCACTTCTTCTGTATCTTCAACAGGTTCTGTTTCGTACCGATCCATTTCCTCTTGTAAATTCTTCTGCATGATTTCATCGATTTCATCATGGTTCAAGAATGGCAGGTGTTTCAAGATCGTTTCATTATCCAAGAACTGCGATGCACTTAATACCATCTGTGTGTCCTCTGACATATTAACGATCTTGCTACGTTTGAATGTCGGTGCATCATCAATGCCAAGCAATTGTAATAACGCATCAATGAAATCCACAACGCAGGATTCAAAGCCATCGCATTTCAAGGTAAGATTTTCATACGATGCCTCGATTGCTGTTGCTGTGATATTACCTGCGCTGATTTTATCGGTATCCAACGCCATAGAATCACGATATAGACTATCCCTTAATCCTGCCAATGCTTCAACCCTTGCTTGATACGGGATGTCAATCGTGTGGGCTTCTGCCGTTGCACCACTATCATCAACTGTGGATGCCTTAACAGTTTTCATTCTCTCGACAAACTTTGCAAGATCAATATCATCCATGCCACCTGCATTTTGGATCACCCAATATATCTGCGATACATCATCAAGATCATTTGCCAATCCGCTTTGGATCAGATCATAACCATCAATCTTCTCACGCAAGCCTGTAAATTCGCTCTGATGCTCCTCATTCGCCCACAGAGGCACGATTGGGAATGACGGGTAGTTTTTACCATCGATGATTTCCGTGCCATCAATTTCGCTTGTCTGCACGATTTGGATGTATGGTGTTTTTTCTTTGATGATTTCGCACTCGCCTTCTTTCCAACGATATTCAATGTATCCATCTTCAAGATATAATGTCGCCCTTAATGGCTTTTTGCTGTCTAACTGCCAAAAGCGGACACCTGCATGGATACCGCCATCTTCCTCGCCTACCAATGGCGCAAATTCCGTAATCTTGAATACATCAATATGATCCAAATTTAAAAAGCCGAAACTGACACCGCCCCACAGCGATGCAATTCCTGCTTTCATAATCGCATTATCAAACTTAAATCCACCTAATTTTTCCTTTGTGCTATCCTCGTTAAATGTAACGCCCTCGCCAAGTAAATGCGATGCCTCCTGTTTTACAAAGATCGGGAAAAACGAATTGATGAATTTATAATTAGCAGAATAATTATCGGGAACGGCTTCACCCGATAATGTATACAGCAACTTCTGATACTGTGAAATTGTCGTGTTCCGTTTGCAATAGTATTCATAAGCAATCTTTGCTTCTTGATACATATCGCTTGATTTGTGTTCATTAATCACAGCATACACAAATTGCTGTAATTCTTTCTCGTTATCGACTACCTCAAGTAAATCTTCATACGTTTTCATTCTTTTTATTTACCTCGCCTTAATTTCATGGTTCTTCTCCTAATTCCATAACGGCTTATATTCACTCTTTGATTTACCACTGTATATTCTTGCTAAACTTGCAACGCTATCGGGTGCATCATCATGCTCTGCATCTTCATAGAAATCTTCTATCTGCTTAATGAATTCTGCATCCGTACCATCCACAAAAATCAAATCTTTCCAAATTGCTTTGAGATAAGTAACAATTTTAACGTATTTGTTCATATCTTCATGATAGAGTATAACTTTCATGCCTAATTTACGCAACTCTTTTCCGACCATGCCCTTATCGGCATTGGATTCGTTATATAACTTGCCACACAGGAAACGATCATAATCGGCTTTGATATCTGCATAGCAATCCTCAACGTGTTTCCGTTGCATCTTGCCATAGACATAATATTTGCCTCCTTGTCGCCTCATTATCGACCATGCAGTATAATCCGTGCCATAAAAAGCGGAATCCAATTGCATATATCCTTGCTGACACAACGCAGGATCGCCACCTGTTTGCGCATTGGTAAAGATCACATCCTCGCTTGCAATGATCCGCAGTTCATAGTTGCAGGCAAATAATGACGGGGACATACTATCCCGAATCTCTTGCAGTTTTTGTTCGGATATTAAGCCCGTATCATAGCAATCATAGATGTGGATATCTTCGATTAACGAAAACACATCTTCCTCGTGCCATTTTGTACCTGTGTTGATAATCCTGCCACCACGATTCTTGATATTCTGCAATTCTTGATACTGCAACTTTGTGCGTTCACGTTCTGCCTTGCTGATTCTGTCGGATACGTTACAGATATCATCGGTAATCACAATATCAGCGTGTTTACCTGTAATAGATGATTTCAAACCGATGCCAAGCAACTGCGATGATCCCGATGCTGACAGAAATAAATTTGTCGTAATGGATGATGCTGTGGATTCTGTTAATTCAATTGATCGCCCGTTATAAAGCACCCTTGATATCGATTGCAATGCATCTGATTCCAATGCCTTCTTTACCATGCGGATCATTTCCGCAACATCGTTATCCGCTTTTCGCAGAAAGATAATATTTGACTGCGGAAACAACACCATAAGCAAAGCAATGCACACCGATAAGCAACTACTTTTGTAACTGCCACGATGTGCAAGCAATGTATAATCGCCATGATCACATATAATATGTTGCATCCACTCATTATGCGGATATGCTACAACATCGGTAAAGCCAACATCCTGTGCAATTTTATACGGCTTTTCCTTTATGCTGTTGATTACATAATCACGATCATTCATCATTCATCATACGTTTCACATATTCTACCGATTGCTCATATTCCATATCGATATTAACCTGTTCAACCTTTTCCACAGGTTTCTGACCGACAGTATCACGCAATGTTTCAAACGCCTTTACATTGCCTCTTGTAGCCTGCTCAAACAGTTTTGTAGCGATTACTTCTGCCCCCGACATAGGATTGCCCGATTTATCGGTAAAATCCTTTTCTAACAGCATTTCAAGCGCAAGACGTAAATCACGTTTCTTTCTTCTTGCCTCTGCCGATGCTTTTCCACCTGCCGACTGTTCTTCGACAGTTAATTTATGTGCTTGCGGAATCAAATTAGATTCATTAGCCATTCAACAACACCGCCTTTTTACCCGTAAATTTTTCCCATCTATCTATTATTATATCGCAATATTGCGGATCAAGTTCCGACATAAAACATTTTCTGTTTAACTGTTCACATACAATTAATGTTGTACCCGTTCCGCCAAATACATCTAAAACCGAATCTTGTTCATTTGTAAAGTTTTTTATAAAATGATCTGCGAATTCAACAGGAAATGTTGCAGAATGTATCGAGGCATAATCGTTCTTTCTTTGTGCAGACCCCATATAAACATTCGAAACTGTGCCTCTAAAATTTTTTGTTCCGATTGCGCGCGAATTATTTTCATTACTAAAAATAAAGACAAATTCAAATTGCGAATTCATTACTTTTTCTGCCATTGCAGGAGCAGTTGAATTTTTATACCATATAGCAACATCGCAAAGTGAATCTTTGTAATTATTGAGCCATTCACAGATGACACGTTTATTGTTCGCTAACATTTGCAAATTAATGAACGACCATTTACTGAACATAAGCATATTGTCGGTTGTGCCAATGAGCAATTCATCGTAATCTGCCAAATCATCGTTGCCACTTTGATATTTGCACTCGGTCATATGAGTATTACCATTTAGCACAGCACTATTACCGACATTATATGGTGGCGAGGTGAAAGATATATCTGCTTTTTGACCATTCATCAATTTTTCAATAACATTCACATCAGTACTATCGCCACAAATCAAACGATGGTTTCCAAGTTGCCATATATCGCCAATTTTACATCTTGATTCCACATCGATTGATTCATAATCATCTTCAACCGCAGTTATTGGTTCTTCATTAAAATCATCCAAATCAAACCCAAACTGTTCCATATCAATATCAACAATATCATCTAATTCCAAATCTAACAGATCAACATCGAAATCGGTATTCATGGTTAATTTGTTATGCACTAACATATACGCTTTGCGCTGTTCATCGGTAAGATCATCAAGTCGAATGATCGGAACATCAGCAATATCATCCATTTCCATGACCGCAAGCAAACGACCATGCCCTTCAATGATTTCATTCTCATGCCATACAGCAATCGGATCATTCATGCCGAATTCCGAAATAGATTTCTTAATCTGTTCAATCTGTTCTGCCGTATGGATTTTGGCATTATTTGCGTATGGTTTCAAATCTTCTTTTGGTACATACTCAATTTTTAATTTCACGAACTACCTCCTTAAATTACAACAATCATCCGAATTATGATTAAAATGGTGTTTCCAATATTCGTATGCCTGCGATTCATCCTCGCAAACCGACATTTCCTTGAATCCTGTTATCTTGCTGATATATTCCAACTTCTTTTTCAACGGCAAATGTTGATAACCGCTCTGCTTCACAATATATTCTGAATAATCAATATCAAACCATTTTTTGATCCAAGTATTCACACGCAGGAATTCAATTAATATCTTATCTATCCCAAACGCATTTAAACGCTCAAAATCGACATATTGCGGTATGAATGGAGAAAGTCTTAACTGAACATCAAAACCGCAATCTTGGAGCGTTTTAATCGCCCGTATGCGGTCTTTTGGCTTGCTTGCCTTCTCGTATGTTGCACACAAATCATCATCCAATGTCGTAACAGTAATCTGAATATGCGCAAGGTCTTTATCGAGAATATCAAGATATTCCTGTTCTGCGATCAAAGCCGATTTCGTAACGATCAAATACGGAATCTTCCTGCGGTTCAATAATCGGATCGTTTTATACGTTACCCGATGCAACCGCTCTAACGGCTGAAAACAATCCGTCATACCGCCTAAACGAACCGCCTTGATATCTTTCGGGAGTTTCTTTATCTCTCTGCTAATATCGGATATATTCGCAACAGATGGATTCTGCGGATTCCACAGATCACGAAAATCCAACAATGATTTCGCATAGCAATATTTGCAATCATGCTGACATCCGCATCCGTATGTATCAAGCCGATACGGATAATTGCATTTATTGCCCTCATTCCCTTCTACCATTTTACCAACTGATTTGAAATCTTTCATGTTACAGATAATAACATGAACACACAGATAAAGCAAGAAACCGCCCTTTCGGGCGGTCTGATGATCATTTTATTGGCATATCTTTTTATACGGTTCTCATGATTAAAGAACCATCCCTGCCGATTGTGGCTTCGCCATCATTCATGACAGGAGCATTGATAAAAACAGGAATTGTAATTGCTTCGCAAGCAGGATTTGATTCAAAAAACCGCATCAGTTTATCAAAAAGCCATGCAGAGCCATGTTGTGTTTCAGCGATGCGAGTACATCTATGAGAAAGAATGTTGCAAGTATTAATAAGTTCGATTGTGTTGATATTAGCCATGATAACCTCCTTTTGGCAATATTGATTTTTAAGATAATCTCTGAAATCCAATTCTATCTAATTTAAGCGTATCCCAAAATACTTCTTTAATCTGATTTCTGCGTTCCCAACATGGTTTTGAAAGATTTTTTTCGCTGTTAGTGTATTTAACATCTTTTTCGATTTGGCGAATGATATGATCCTTTGATTTGCCCTTATATTCGCAGGTGTACCTTCCTGCATCAAGCATCATTTCAACTGTCCACCATTCATAATTAAAATTTGCCATTATTTAACCCTCCTAAAAAAATAACTTATCATTGATTACACCGTTATTATATAGGATATGTTATTATATGTCAATAACTTTTTTAATATTTTTTTAGAAAAAAAGAAGATCGCAATGATCTTCTTAAAACTACCTCGGCAGGAATCGAACCTGCAAATGAACGGATCAAAACCGCTTGCCTTACCATTTGGCTACGAGGCAAAAATGGGTGGTATTATAACCGCCACCCTCGGTTTATTAGGAAGGGTATAAAATTGAATTGGGTGGTACTTATCCACCAAAATTATTATAATGCGGACAGTAATTATCTGTCAAAACATTTTACATTCATGCCCATGCAGGCGCATAGATTTTTCCATCTTCTGCCACATAGCAAATCGATTTTGCAATGTATTTGTAATATACTCTTCTGTTCCCCCTGCTGATGCATCCGTTTGTGCCATCCTCAATCTGATATGCCTTTTCGGTTTCGCCTAATGGACGGATCAGAACCGTGCAGGTTTTTTCGGATGGCACGAATTTTTTCTTGTTGCGTTTCGGCTTCTCGATGATCGTTGTTGAAAATATTTTCTCGCCATCTTCGGTAAAACTGTAAAACGCCTGCGATCTCTCACTCCATCTTGCCTCAAGATATCCCTCTTTATGTCCATCTTCAAAAACAACTAATTGATTTTGTCTTAACTCCATTTTCATGCCCTCCTAAATTCTAATTGGTGTTTTAAGTGTTATCGCCTCACTATATTATTATTGAATTTCTATGAAACAACTTTTGTTATACATTTTTGTTATGTAGTATTTTTTCTCTGTTTTCGGATCAATCCAAACTTTAAAGAATTTATAGGTTTCATCCGTTCCGATACATTGGATTTTGTTATCTGTTACCGTATCATTTACCACTACCACCGCTGTGAATTTTTTCATTGTTGTTACCCTCCTAAAATAATGATCTATCATTGATTACATTGTCATTATAAAGGATATGTTATTATATGTCAATAGGTTTTTTAAAATTTTTTAATGAAAATCAGAAAAACTATATTGTCGCCCACCAAGCGACATTGCGTATTCGGATAATTTGATACTTGTATAAAATACGCCTTTGCCACTTCTACCGCTTTCGGGCAGTCGTTTCTTTGCTTCCATAAAGAATTTCTTGCTACTCATTTCCCATTCATTATTTGCTTTTGCCCATTTGCTATAAAGCGAGAACAGATCGCTCGCCATGATCTTCTCACGGCAGTCGTAATCAATTATAAGACATTGTTCCATAAATCCTGCAATCAAATCCATTTCTTTCTTGTATTCCTGTGTTGCATCTAATACACATTGCGGTTCATCAATGCCATATTTCTGCCACTTGATACAGCCATCAACCGCCCATGCAAGAATCTGCGGAAACTCTTTGCGCAATTTATATTTTAAGTTCTTATCAACTTTTTCTTTCGGAATATTCACTTCAAACGGGATCAATTTAATTCTTCGCCAAATACCAAAATCCGTACCACGAATCACAGGTTTATGATTTGTTGCTACCCATATTTTAAATTCGGGAGTATATTCAAATTCATCGCCATACAGGAAACGACAGGTGATCTTACTACCGCCCGTCAACTGTTTAATTAAGCCTTCATTTAACCGCACACCTTCTGTCGGTTCTTCTGATGTTACAAACCTTGCAGACTTTAATCTTGCAATATCGCTGTTTGCACCTGTACCGCCTAATTTAGAATGAATCATTAATGTTTCGGGCTGTGTATTTGCGGAATAATTGCCAAACAAATCTGCAAGCGTATCAAGGAAAGTTGATTTGCCGTTATTGCCCATGCCATACAGGAAATACACGCATTGTTCAATCGTGCTACCGCTAATGCTATATCCCACACATCTTTGAATATATTCCTGTAATTCTTTATTCCCATTTGTTACATCATCGAGAAACTTCAACCACATCTTCGGTTTTTTATGTTCTACATCGTAATCCGCATAACAGATTTTGGTCATCATAAAATTCGGATCATGCGGAATTAATTCACCATTCCGCAAATTGACAATACCATTCTTGCAATTCAGATAATCGGTATAAGTATCAAAATCATCGGGCGATGCAGGGATATCATACAAGTGCTGACATTCTTTCACCATTGCCTCTTTATTTCCGTGCGATGCCGTTTTATTTGCGAATTTATAAAGTGCCTTCTGCCGATCTTCATCCTGTTCCAATAATGCCTCTTTTTTCAAATCCTCACAAACTTCATCCGCAAGTTTTTTGACTTCACCGCTTTCATCAAGAATCCATATTTCGCCATTCCAAAAATACCACTTCTTGCGATTATACGAATATCGGATGCTTTTGCCGAATTTATCATATAAACGATGCGCATTGCCTGTATCGGTCATATCGTAAGACGGCTGATCGCTTGTAATACCGAACTTATCAGAACCTCGGAAAAAACTAATAGCAAGATCGGAAACATCCTCCTGCCCCTCGTAAATATCCACACAGGATGCACACGCCTTTGCAATAGTGATATTGCCATAAGTATCAGCACCACGTTTCTGATCCCATTTCGGGCGCATCAAACCGCTTGAGCGAAAAATCCGATCCATCTGCGATTCATTTCTACCTGTCCAAAATGCAAGATGATTGCAAAACGATAAATCTGCCTCTGATTGTGACGGAAACAGGCTCTCCCAATTTCCTGCATACAGGATACTGAATATCTGCCCACTCTTACAATGCCGTGCTTTATCAATCACTTCACGATCTTCTAATTCAATCGCAACTTGTTTTCTGATTTCTGTTTTCGGTGTTGCTGATGGCAGGTATTTGCTATGCAATGTTTTAATCTCTACGGAGCAATCACGGATTTTTGTATATGCAGGGTTATACAGATTGCCTGTGCAGATAAAATATCTGCCCCTGCTATACATTTCCACATTGCCACGTTTGCATGATCCTTGTGGGAGTTCGCCCTTACAGATGATATGCAAGCCGTTTCCGCTTTTGGATAGTTCCGCATAACTTTGCAATGATTCAACAAATTCATCACAAAAATCCACATCGTCACGGCAATGATCTAAATCAACACCGAAATAAGGTGGAGCAAATTCAAAGCCCAAATAATCAAACCCGTATTTTTCACAAGCCTCAACCGCTTCATCAAATGTTCCCCATGTAGAGGGCGTATTTGCCATTGCATTACCGCCTGTATGCGGATTCTTCGGTATTTTATCATTGCCAACTGCACACACCCATTGCGGTAATTGTTTTAATTCATTTGGTATGTTTTCAATTATTGTTTTCATTCTCTTTTACTCCCTGCAATCTTTTAATTTCGGATTCCATAACGATCCATCTGCGTGAACCTTCGATTTTATTCGCTCGCATTTTTCCGTTGTGAACCCATTCCCTTGCAGTTCGTACTTTAATACCTAATAGATTTGCTGTTTCAATTAAATTATAACCTTTTTCCATTTTCTCACTCCTTTCATGGTTAATGTCATCAGTATAATCTGAATGTTTCTATATGTCAATATATGCTACAATATTTCCGCATCAATTTTCCGATAATAACTTTGGCGTTTCCTTGCCCATCCACGATACATCCCAAAATCATCAATTAAATCAATAACTGTTCCATGATCCTTGCCATCCGCTTTTCTGCCAACCCTGCCGACAGATTGAATAACTGTTGTTTCATCTTTTTCGGGTGTAGCAAACACCACAAAACGCAAATTCGGGATATCCAAGCCTTCTTTGGCTAATTGATAACTCGCAAATAAACAATCAATCTCGCCATCATTTAACGCCTGTAACGCCCGTTTCCGTTCTTCCTTTGCAGATTTACTATTACCCGTTGCTGATAAAAAATTGCTCCTGCCGAAATAATGTTTATTCAATTTCTGTAAATATTCAATCCGATTAGCAAGCACGAGAACAGGTTGATTTGCAGGAAGTTGTTCTATTGTTTTTAGAACAAACTTAAACCGATCTTCATCATGGATCAGATCATCCACAAGTCGTGCATAATTGATCGTGCCATCGCCCATTAACACATTATCAAAATCGGGCTGATAATTTGTATCCCACGACATTACCCGAACAGGGCAAGTTGTATCTTTTACATCTTCTCTCGTCACCTCATAAATTACACCGCCAAGTAATGCAAACATGGATTGTTCTAACCCGTCTGCCCGTTTCGGTGTTGCCGTTAATCCGATTTTATATCTTGCCGATAAAGAAGAAATCACTTTGTAGAATTGTGTTACTTTTGTCGGACTACCACAGCAATGCTGACATTCATCAACGATAATCACATCCCAAACATCCTTGTATTGATCCAAATCGATTTTACTTAATGTCTGAACTGTTGCAAACGTGATTCCTGCGCCTATATCGACCTTTCCTGCGGTTATTTTGCCGTATGTGGCAAATGTATCAAGAACCGACTTTGCACGGTTATATGATTGATTTAGAAGGTCTTGCGTATGCGTAAGCCACAAAGTTCTGCCACCGATACGGGAAATGATTTCCATGCCCATATTCGTTTTTCCGCTACCGCACGGAGCGACCAATATGCCGTTCTTGCGCTCTAAAACGGCTTTTACGGCATTTTCTTGATAAGGGTACAGATTTATATTACTTCGATACGAAACAGCCCGAATTGGCTGAATCTGATAATCATACACAATATCATTGCCGAATTGATTGTTTAATTTCTGTATGCACCCAAACGGAACACGCAATTCATTCCCGATCTTCTCATACAGCCAAATCCATCTTGGCGTGTTTCCTGTCCACAATCCCATGCGTTCCTTTTTATGATATTCTGGATTCGGCAGGATTAAGTTATGATCACACCAATCAACAACGGCTTTCGGATAATCTGCAATACTTAATTTATTTGCTACTTTTATTTGCATTTTTCTCCCGTTTCTTTCTCAAGATTTCTTCCCTGTTTCGGTAATATCTCGCAGATGCCTGCGCAATACATTTTTCTCTATGTTGCTGATAATACTTTTTAGCATTTCTGTTTTTTCTTGCCCTTGTTTCTTCTAATGTCTTTTTTTCTTTTACTTGATGGATCGTATCATAAGGGCTTTTATTGCTGTCTGAAATACAATCATCAAATTTGCAATTGAAACAATCAAAATCACATACTTTATTTTTCAAGGTCTATTTTTCCTTTCTGTTTTAATTCGCAGTAATCGATCATAATGATTCTGTCATCATGCTCTACCGCAATAAATGGATTCGCATTACCACACGTAAGCCATTTTTCAAATGCCATAATCTGATTTTCTTCTAACCTGCTAATTCGGAAAATTTTATCTTTGCAGGTTTTGCAATCAAGCGCAAGTGCCAATCCATCTTTAACTGCGATAATATCAAACGGCTGTGAACCTCTGTTATCGGGCGAAATAAAATGTACCCAATAACCTCTTTGTGATAAATAATCAACCATCCTTTTTTCAAATGCTGTTCCTAATTTTTTATTGTTCATCTTTTCTCACCTTCCCAACAATATACAATGCAGTTGCAACAATAAAAATAATGATCATTAGCGGTAGTCCGAACAGGATCATCATGATCGCCACCACAACTGCCGTTGTTCTTTTCTCATATTGAAATTCCACCGCCCAAGATAAAGCAATAATGCAGTTAAAAATCAAGTATAACAAAACAAAAATAATCCAAATAAAAATCATTTATCAAAGCCTCCAATGTTAAAATATGCATCTGCTCCATATCGCCTTAATGTTTTATCTTCTGATGGAATATTACCGCTTTCATCTGTTACAAATCTGTATGAACCAAAACTCGTTTCGCAATTTTGCAAATTTTCATAAGACAATGATTTTCCATCATCAGAAATGATTAATGCATCATGATGATTTGTTCCGTATTTTCTTATTTTTCCTGTTTGTAAATCTTTAATCCACATCATTCTTTCCTTTCCGCAAAACTACAATAATCATCTTCTGTATTTATCCAACCATGTACATCACATTGATATGCTCCCATGAATGGCTTATGATGCACGCAATCTTTGCAATGAATTATTTCCTGTAACGGGCATCCATATGCTCTTGTCGATTCAACGTAATATGAACTTGGTAGATCACAAACACCTACCCAATCTAAAATACACTCGTAACAAGCATTTGGCATTTTCATGTTTTTAATTAGTATGCTCATCTTCATCACCTCGCATATCCGCTCCGCAGTTTGGACAGAAGTCGAACAACTGCTGTCCATAATCCGTATCAAAGTACGCTTCTTTGTAACAAACGGAACAGTATTTCTCTCCGTGCAGATATACATACGGATGTCTTTCTCGTTCCTCTTTGGGAATATCAAGACCGTCAATCCACTCCCCATGCTTGCACTCAAGTGCTTCGATTGCCATGTGCAAGGCTTCTTTTCGTGCTTCATCAAAGACTTCGTCACCGCCATGTATGTATCGTTCTTCGATACGTTCTAACCATCTAATTGCTTCTTCCCTTGTCATCTTCCACCTCTTTCATCTCCGCACCGCAGTTGGGACAGTAGTTGTATTTCCAAACACTTTGCACATCGCATACAGAACAAAACTGTCCTTTCATTGGTTTATAAATCCACTCCCCATGCTTACGCTCAACCACATCGGCTGTCGGCTGTTCGTCAACAATCTCACACAATGTTTTTGCAAATGCTTCATATCCATCGCTAAAAACTTTTTTTAATTCATCCGCTTTAATGTATCTGCTCATTCTTGTTCTCCTTTTATCAAAAAATTCCATGCAATTTTTGCTTTATTTTCAGATTGCGCATAGGGTGATCGCTTATTGCATTCTTCACACCAATAAAAATTTCCCTTGTATTGATTTATCCATAATGATGGTTTTTTACCGCAAGAACAATTTAGTAATTTTATTGGCTTTTGTTTTTTTATAATATTATAACCGAGTTTGTCTGCTTCTATTTTTAATTCTTCAATAGTCATTCCTTAATCACCTCAACTAAATTAAGTTCTGCCGTACAAATCCACATCTGTTTCTTTTCATCCCATGCTTCGATATAAGATACGCACTTTGCAATTTCATCTTCACAATCACGGATCAGTTTATGTGCAACTCCGTATTGTGCATCGTATTCGGCTTCGCCATCTGCACTATGCAGGAATTCATAACTTGCTTGATTGAGTTCAAAACTCGTTGTGATCGGAATCATCTTTTCTTTCTTACCAAAATAACCATAATACCCTGCACGGATATTTCTTAATGTCTGCCATTCCGCTTGCGTACACATCTTCTTAATTAACCAATATTTGAAGTGCCTGCACAATCTTCTAATTTTATATTCCAACATCATCATCGTTTCATTCTCCTTTCTTTAGGAAGTAGGCTTTTGCCTACTCCCTATCAATCAAACGGAAGTCCTTTATCCTCAACTACTTTATCGGATACTTGCATGAATCCATCAGATGCGTTTGTTTTTGGCTCACTCCATGCAGGAAGATCAGCCTGTTTTTCTGCCTTGATAAAATAACTTACCTTTGCAGTTGCATTGCCATTATATTCATCATGCTTTACTTTGCAAGCACCGACTTTTCCGATCCAATTTGCAAGGTTCGTATCGCCTTCGGGAATGTCTTTAAAACTATCATAGAACTGCGTCAGCATCCGATTTGTGATCTCTTTTCTGTCGGGCATAAACACGATGTAATGATATAACAATGAATTCTGCCCACTTACCTCAAACTGCAATGCAAGCATATCATTGCCATTTTTGCTTTTCGCCTTTTCCGCACTTTTGATCCGAATGCGATACTGTCCTTCGGGCATTACATCAAATTTCTGTTCCTCTCTTTTGTATTCCCACATATTACTGTTCCTCCTTTACTGTTTTGAAATTTACAAAATCTTCAATGCGTACTGATTTACGATCATCAATCTGATTTTTTGCATATACGTTGTTGCTTGCCTCAAGACGAATTCCGTGTTCGCCATCTTCATTGATAAAAATCTTTCCGACAACATCACACAAACCGCATACGTTATCAACGATCTTTGCATTGATCTTCGGATACAATCTTGAATAACTCGTGCCATCGGGCTGAACAAATGGTTCTGTCGTTTCCCATGCTGTCCAAATGACATTCAAGCCTAATGATTTAAAGAACCGCAAAGATGATACCAATTTAAACTGCATATACTGATAATCGCCCATCTGCGGTACACCTTTATTTTTGCCCTGCGATCCCAAATCGGCAAGGATGCACCGCTCAAGTTCCGACACATTGTCGACAGCAATCGTTTTGATGTTCATCTTTTCAAACTCACCTGCATCCTTCATTGCCTGTAATTCTCTTGTAACTTCACACCAATCATCCCAAGTATGGATGTTATCAATCTCACGGATTAAGATTTTAGATGTATCTTTTACGACTTCTTTTTTTGCAAGTGTTCTCGTGATCGTTCTATCAACATCCAACACAAGAGTATTGCCATCCGTATGTTCTGCGATAATACCAATTGCAGTTGATTTACCAACGCCTGTCGGGCAATAAAGCAAAGCGGTATACGGCTTATTTACATTATCATCCAATTTCTTCAGATTCACTTTTTGCTCTCCTTTCTACTTTCTGAAATTCAATATACTGTTGCTGTGGATCATAATTTAAGCATATGCTTGAGTATTCACACCTCCTTCCCCACACGTTACACCACAGGCAATTCGCATAATAATGATTTGTTGATTCGATTTCATCGCATATGCTGTGCAGGGCATCCCGAAACTGCTCGATTTCTTCATCTGTACGTTCAATCAGAATCAGCCGAATTTTTTTATCCGTATCGGTATCATACCATTCAATCATGCGGTTAAAAAATTCTTCTTCGGTTTCATTTTGCTTCTGTCTGATTGTCGGTTTTCGGCAAACTGTGTAATACATCTGCCGAACATCATATGCAAGCATATATGCAAGAATCTGTTCATCCCACATCAGATTGTATTCATACTGTTCGGTAATCTCTGATCCTGTTGTTTTATGTTCGACCAACCGACCATCATCCGCAACGCCATCAACCCTGCCGATCAAGGAATGTTCGCCAATCGGATATTCAAAAGATTCTTCAACTGCTTTAACTTTGAATTTCGGGTAGATATATTTCATGTACGCACAAGCCATTGCAAGTTCTTTGCTGTTATCTTCTTCTACGCCATCAAGCGATCCATGCTCATACAGCCACGCAATCAATTCATGATAATTGCTCCCGATTTCTAACGCCTCGGCTTTTTGTATCGGTTCTAATTCCTCAACGTACCGAAAGAAATATGATCTCCTGCAAGCCTTAAAATTCTTAATCTGCGATATGCTGAACTGCGCCATTTTCACCTCCTACGACTAAATCAATTTTTGCCAAAGTCAATTTGTTTGGTTTCTGATACCCACGCTCAATACAGGAAATTGTTTGTGCGGATACACCACATCTATCAGCCATTTCTTTCTGTGATAACCGATGTTTTGCACGATAGTTAATAATCCTGTTTGCAAGATCATTCATTTTCTGTTTCACCTCCCTTCAAAACAATCTAAAACACCAACATCTTCATGTTCCCAATATGTATTGTTGAAACTGATATTTTTATCCGTGATGAACATTGAAAAATGATCATCATTCGGACAATATACATTTAGGATTTCTGCGATCTCTTTTGCCTTTTCCAAAATCCGTGCCTCCGCTTCTGCTCTTGTCATTTTCCATACCTCTCAATCTTTGTATCAATGCGGTTAATTGTATCCTGTGACCGCTTATTTGCCGAAATAACGAGTGTTCCTGTTATGGTTAATAAAATTATCAATGCGATAATAAAAACCGCCACAATCGTCTTTTTCATGCATCTACCTCCACTTTTTTCTGTTGCAAGCGTAATCACGTTCTTTTTTGCTATCAAATTCATATACACCCGTTTCATTTTCATTTGTTGCATAAAATGTTCTTCCATCATTTTCCGTTAACGGATACCCCGTTCTTTCAGCGATCTTTTCTGCTTCTTTCCTTGTGATTGATTTCATGCGTCTGCCTCCCATGCTTTTAAATTTACCATGCCACAGATTTATTAACATAATTGTGTTTTTCAATATCTTCTGTAACATCGATCAAATTGTTTTTCCATCTTACGAAATATTTATTTGTCTTTTCATCTTTCATTGCGGTTCTGTAAACTGCATATCCGTATTTACCTTCTGTTCCGCAAAGAATCCAATAATTTGTTCTTTTCATGTTTAACCCTCCTTTGGTGTTGTTTCGGTGTTATCGCCTCACCCTCCTTGTTTAGTTGTTTGCGATTGCTTCAAATACTTTTTTAAGACCGCCCCTGCTGAAAAGATGTTTATCTTCTAAATCAACTGTAAAATATGGATTCTGAATATTTGTATCGTTTCTCCTAATCCAAATTTTCTTTCCGCTTGCCGTTGTAGTAACTGCAATGCCCCTTGCGTTGAATCCTAATGTTTCCATTTTTGCTCTTTCTGATCTTGTCATTGTTATACCCTCCTTATAATTAAGTGTTATCTTTATTACACCGTTATTATAAATGATGGTTTGCTATATGTCAATACATTTTTTAAAAATTTTTTTATTTTTATTTTTTACTATTTTTATGTTACATTTTTCTTCATAGTAAAAAGTAAATTGTAAAATAAAAAATATATAAAGAGGTTTATAAAATGCATGAAGATGGTACACACCTTGCATCAATCCGACATCAGAAACGGATCGTTCCACCATTGATCTTCTTCTGCTACCGCCTCTAAACGGAAATTTTTCATATTGCCCATCAGATGCAGATCGTTCTTTGTGGGGTGTGTAAGCATCCGATTCAAAACCTTTTCTGCGGATTCTTTATTCATGCCCCTGCAAATTGTAACTAAATATCCCTTATAATCATCTGTATCACCAATAACGATATATTCAATCATTTTTATTCCTCCTTCTTAATACGCATTGCCTTCAAAATTGTTAAACCGCCTGTAATTGCCGTTATTATATGTAACCGATGCAACCCAAGTGCTATATGGTGAAAATGCCTCAATTTCGGGAATAGCCTCATACATTGCCTTTTCATAAGCCTCATACTTATTGTTAGCGATCACCTGCACACTTTTTACTTTATCCGCATTGTACATTTTATATTCCACAGTATAATGTTTCATTTTCGATCTCCTTTTCTTTGGTGAACTCTTCCTTTCTACTTTTCACGAAACGCCCGATTGTTTCAACCATCTGCCCCGTTACTACTTCGATTAGGTTTGTTCTGTATCATCTCTGTGTCTATACAATAACATCTATGTCATTATATGTCAACTACTTTTTTATATTTTTTTTATATTTTATTTTTGCATAAAAAAATAAGAGTTCGCATTTCTGCGAAACCCTTATTTTTTGAGATTTTATGAATTCTTGAAAACAAGCCCGAAATCATTATACAAAAGAACCCTGCATAGCGCAAGGTTCTTTCGGATCAGTATTCAATTTTCCGCATGATGCTTTTGTATAATTGTGGATTAAGTACCTGCACGGCATCCATCGCCTCATCCATGATCGCAAAAATTTCATTTACATTTTTGCCATAAATCGCAACACCAAAATCCGTATCGCTTTCATAATTAATCGTTTCTTCGATCTGTGTTGGTGGCGCATCATAGGAATATTGCGGTATTTCCACAGTTGCATCGGGATACAATTTATCTTTAATCGTATAAAATGCAGATAGCATCATGCAGGTCTTTGCATCGGGATTACGGACACCTTGACATTCCGCAATCGCTTCATTCAGATCATGTTCTGTGATCAAGGCATCCACCTCCCTTACATCATTTCCATTTTAGAAATGAATTTCTGAAATTCTTGCTTTGTGCGCTCATCGGGAGCATCAGCCATTAACTCATGCAGTTCGGCGATCATTTCCTCGTTACGAGAATATCCATCGCTTGCGTATCTACCCATGCTGTCACGCCTTGCATTACTGCCACGACCACGAGCATAGGAACGACCACCACGAGCATAAGAACCGCCTCTGCGAGCATAAACACCGCCCATACCATCGTTCATCATTGCACCGCTATATTCTTCATCTTCTTTCGATTCGATGATTTTATCAAGGTTTTTGATTGCGTGTGCGAGTTTATCAACTGTTTCTAATGAACCTGCGGTAAGTTCGCCTTTTTTGCCGTACTCTTCAAGTTCTTCACAAAGCATATCTTTTAACTGATAAAGTGTATGCATCGATTTTCCTCCTTTCCTATGCAATCCGTGTGATTGTTAAGTTTGCGTTCTGTACATCAATTATCGGTGCAGGAATAACTGTCGGATCAGTTGTAGCAGGAACGGCATCCACACTTAAACTGAAGCAACAGCATCTCGGCACTTTGATAATCGCGGTACTTGTGACATTGCCAAATTCTTCAACCGCTGTCGGTGTAAAGATTGCTCTACTCGTCAATCTTGGCTCGCCATTAACGGCAATCGCAATCGCAATCGGTACGACATCCGCACCATCGGATAATGCGATATTTCCATTAAACGTCACTTGATATTGCGCAAACTGATTGCAACAACTTGTAGAACTTGCGCCCTTGAGAATAAAATTCCCCGTATTGCTTTCATGATAAACATTACCACGATTGCAAGGAATAGATGTATCGAACAGGATTGGCGCATTTAATGCGACTTCCTGCAACGGATTATACAAAAATTCACAAGCCATAGCGCACCTCCTTAAAAGTTGCTACCGCATCCACAACCACAGTTGTTATTGCAAGTAAAGATCGGTGTACGACCATAAACAGGTGTTGTAGGAACAGGGCAGTTGCTTAATCTGTTGTAAAGCGCATCAACCTCATCAGTCAGCCCTTGCTGAATAAATGCATTTTGTGCTGTCTGTGATGCTTGCAGATTTGCCATTGTAAGTTGTCTTTCAAGGTCTGCAATGCGATCATTCTTGCCATCAAGTTCTAACTGACACAATTTATCAAGAATTGCCTGTGTGTTTGCGGTCTGATTTGCGAGCAGATCACGGGTATTATTCGCATCGGCAAATCTTGTAGCATTGCCCTCATTCTGAATAATATTCTGCGTTTGGCAATTTGCAAGTCTGTTCTCACAGCAACAATCTGCGAACTGTGTTGCAAGCGCATTAAATCCCTGCGTCATGGCAGTTTGACTTGCAAACGCCTGTTGCATATTTGCGATCTGTCTTGCGTTTGCGCCCTGCTCAACACCTGCGAATCCGTTGCATAACTGTGTAGAAATATCACCAATGCTATCACGGATAGATGTGATGTTTGTATTCAGCATCTGATCACGGAATCCATCGTTGATTGTTTCGGTCTGATTCATCCACGGATAAAGATCGTTTGTGCATCCTCCGAAACCACCATTGCCCCATCCATTGTTGCCCCATCCAAGAAGAAGGAGCAGGATGATCCATGCCCAATCACCGCCAAAGCCGTTACCAAAACCACCATTGCCACCGCCATACATAGGTTGAACAGGCATTACCATTTCATTGCCATTTCCATCTGTTAAAGCCATATCTTTAACTCCTTTCATTTTTTATTTATATCCATGCGCATAAGATATCTATTTCATAAATTGTTTCGCCATATTGCTTGCACGATTATATTGCTGTTGCGAAACTTGTCCCGTATTCATTAAATGCTGAATGATCGCATTTGGATCATTTGATATATTTTGTGGAATATTGAATTTTCGTTGCATTAAGAACTGCATCGGATTCTGTTTTAGATTTTGTAACATAGAAGCCATGTTCGGCTGTTGCATAGATTGATATAACGGATTAGCCATTCTGCTTACCTTCTTTCTTGTGCGGTTTCAATTTGTTTATTTCGCTTTTTAAGCCGTCTATTTCGCCTTTTAAGACATCAAATTCATCCCGTGATATAAATTGTTTATCGTTCATAGAAAATGCGTTATTTTGCGTTTCTGTGCCTCGTACAGTATAATCAATGATTTTCATACTCGGCATACCGCTTGCATCGGCAGATTTAAGATAAATCGTTTGACTTTCAGAATCCCACAATTGAACTGTCGTATTTGGCGCAACAAGATAACTTTTTGCACCTGCCTCGCCCTGCACCCAAATGATCCCAACATTCTGCGCATTATTTCCGACATTCTGAAATGCATTATTTTGTGTCGGCTGTTGATACATTTGCTGTTGCTGATAATACGGATTTTGATAAGCCGTTGAATAATTATTGAACATTGCCATGATTTACTCCTTTCTGTACCAAAAGTACTGCGGAATTTCTTTTGATGAATCCCATGAATCATATAAATTGCCATTGATCACAGTTGCGACATGAGTACCGAAACCTAACACATAAACACCTTTGGGATATTCCCTGCAAAAATCCTCTGCCGTATAGCAATCGGGGCAGGTATTCGGTATTGCCTTTCGGTAAAAGCCATTCTGCCTTAACACCGCTCCCCATACGCTGTTGCTACTTGGCATATCACCCATCTGAAAACCATTACTTGAAATCATTGCGTATGCAGTTTCCCAATCGGTGTTCAATGCCTTTGCAACTGCACGAACCGCACAATCGCCTACTTTTCTACCCGTTGGATTCGGATTGTACTCTACAAACATAAGTATCCCTTTCTACCGATTCAACAAATAATTGCAAATCAAACAACGGCAGATTCTTCATAAAATCTACGCAAATGCAATATGCACGATCTGCGGAATATCCACAACGCATTAATCTTTCGATATATTCCTGCATGATATTTGCTCCTTTTTTGTTTTCATTTAAGCACGGGAATGATTAAAGAAAAATGCCATAGAAGTGCCATAAAAAGGACACCAAAAAAGCATCCTTTTTACAGGATGCTTTTCGGGAAAAGAGAACAAAAAAGAACTATAATTAATGGAGTTTAATTAAGATATTGTCTGCTTTTTTTACAATGCGTTTTATTTGCCTCTCTGATAAATAGAACTTATCAGATAATTCGGAAAAAGTCAAACCATTAACAAAACGCTCAAAGAGAATTAGCCTATCACGTTCTGAATGTATATATTCATTGATAAGCAATACGATCTCGCTATTAGAATATTCTTTCATTTTCTGCGTTTTGTTCCTCTTGAACCGCTTTTTTTAATTCGCGTTCTCCGCCTGTATGTCACTTTCTGCCCCATTATTAAAATCTCCGTTAAATCTTGTATTTATATTGTTGATTCCTTCCCCATCTTGCTGATATGTTGTTGTTTCACTTGAATAATCGTATTGCATCCAAGCCCAAAGCCAAATCGCATTACTGATGAACATAAGAGCAATTGCAATCACTACAACAATAATTAATTTTTTAATTGTTCTTTCATTCCGTGCCTGTGTCGCTTCATAAATCAAATACGGCACATCACGATGATCTAATCTTTTATCTTCCATTTCTACTTCTCCTTGATTGGCAACTTCTTTACGGACTCCATTATTTTTTCGACTGTTCCGTTCCCACCCAACTCTATGTATGGTGCGTATAAATATTTGACTAAATCCTCATACTCATCTTTTGTGACATATCCACGCTCAATGTATTTTAAACCTAATTCAATGATCTTTTCATGTCCTAACCCAAGCATGAGTTTCACGAGTGCGTTTTGCTTTTTACTTCGGTTCTGATAGATAGCATTGATAAATGCCCAAAATCCACCGCTTGCAAATATAGCCCCAACGATGATCGAAATAAATTCAAGTCTGTCCATTATGTATTGATCCTCCAAGCAGTACCAACTTTAGTATAACATATTGCTTGTCTCCATGCATTATTTATTTTTACATATGCGATGGCTTCTTTCCATGAGCCATTTACATTGACATGAACAATACCGCCTTGCGTTTTTATACTTCGTGAAAAACTTCTTCCCCATAAATCATTTACTGGATTTTGACATTCCACATAAATAAGATAAGCGGTATTAACATTTAAATTCCCAAATGTATATGTATATGTCGTAGATGGATTTGATGAATCCTCTTCCGCAACAAAATCTCCACAATGAAATTTCCAATGAAGTAATGCCGTGCTTGCAGTCGCTGTAATGGTGATAGAATCTGTAGAAACTGAATCCACCACATAATCAACTGTTACCATTGTGGTATCAACAGTAACTTTTGTGCCAAATCCCCATACATTATTTGTTTTTTTCTTGCCTGCAATTTGGATTGTATGCGCGCCTTCAGTAACAGTTGCAGTATTACTTGCGCTTCTTGCGCTACCAGTCCAATACACCCACGGGTTACTATCTACTTGATATGCCCATTGCGAGCAATCAACATTGGATGTACCACTAATATTAATTGCGGTAGCAGATTTAACGCTTTGTGATTGCGTAATTGTAGGAGCAGAGCGGTCTATTGTTGGCAAGTTTACACTTACGGATGATTGATTTTCCCATCCCCAACTGGTGAATGAACACCATGCGCCCATTGTAATTGATTTTGTTCCATTAGTACCATGAGCAACATCAATTGCGGCGCTTGTTCCGATTACAGTCTCGCCATTACCGAAACGCTGTGCGCTTGAAGAACGAGATACATCAACGATATCACCCCTACTATTTACTTGATAAGTAGATTTATTGTAATAATTACCGAAACCAGTAAACTCATAAACACCACAATCAATATAAGAGCCAGTAAAATAAAACCTTACTTGAAGTTGAACGCCCTTCGTTTTGTTATTAGCAACATCTTGAGACGCATATTTTCCATAACATCTTACATATGCATCACCACCAGAACTACCTAATTTTGCTTGTGTGATATATGTCCAACTTGTACCTAATGTCGCCATCTTTTAACTCCTATTCATATAATAAGAAAATATCGCCATTACTATAATTAGTAACAGAAGGCAATGAAGTTCCATATTCAATTTTCTTACCTGCAATATTTACAATATATGGAATTACTTTTGCAATACGTTCAACAGATGCAATATTGATACCACTAATATTCACACGATATAATGGCATTTCCGCAAGGATTGCGCCCGTCCGAATTACGCCAGTTGTATAACTTGGGTCTGATGCAGTACCGCTTGTTGCTGTACCTTTTTTTACCACAAGATTCATAGATTCCACACCATTTGCAAGTCTATATTGGACACAAATCAAATCCTTTCGTTTCTGCCCCGATGCACCCGTTGTAATTGTTACATTTTCATAAGTGCCTACATCAATCAATGCGTGTCTACCTTGGAAAACCAAATCGCCATCAGCAATACGAATTGTGTTATTATCAACAATTGTTGCCGATAATTTATTACCATTAGAAAGAATGATTAAACCATCTCCCCAAATACCTTGATTGAATTCGCCATCATCATTTGATGTTACATGAGCCGTTCCAGTTGCTCCAGTAATAATCTTCATTTGCTATCTCCTTATTTTACTTGTGAGTTCAGCCATTTCTGAAATGCGGAAACTGTTTCATATCCACAATAGCCATCTTGGCTAACGCCTAACTTCTTTTGGAAATATTTTATGCTGTTATATCCAAATTTCCCGTCTTGATCTTTGTAATCCATACCGCTCCACGCTTGAATCTTCTGAATTAATGGTGAATAGCCTTTGCTGTCATTCCATACCCAAGAGCCGTATGGCAATCCTTTCGCAACACAATTCAGACAGTATTTTCTGCAATCTTTGTCTTGATTGCTGACTTCACCATCACGTTCTGTACAAAATACTTTTTGAGCAAGAATCGTTGTTGCATATCCCCATTCACCATCTACGTTAATTTTATCGCTTGGCGCAGGTTGAGAACCATAATCAACATATCTTGATAATTTTCCATGTCGCTCCCAACGCAAATCATTTAATGTTCCATTTTTATGATTCCATCTACGACCTTGAGAATCCACATAACTCGTTGTGATTCCACCGCCAAAATTTGTGGTACATTCAACAACATTGCAGATGCCCGAATTATCGGTGAATTCTCCAACATACAATCCTGCATGTCCTACACGGGAATCCATTTCAATATATTCACCTTTTGCAAGTCTGCTAAAATCCGTACTTCTATCAGTACATTCGTTATAGATCGCTCTTTCTCCAATATCACCAATTACTTTCCCAATTGGCGCATAATATCCAACAGGAGAAAATCTTTTATAGATATCGGGATCATTAATTAGACCTTTAATAAATCCAATGCAATCAGCACTTAATACGCCACCGCTATGAATCTGCATACATTTGCAG